GGGTCATAGAATTTTTGCCATTTACCACCCACTTGTAATTCGTGGTACCAAACCTCTTTGAAAGGTGAAGAACCATCGGGTGTAGGAAGGATACGTACTCTACGTTGTCCTTGAGATTGCCCTTGTGGAAGAATACAAGCAAAATACTTTTTCATTCTTTCCTCTTGGGACATTCGGTTAGAGTCTCCGAAAGACTGTGTGTTTTTTTCGTACTGTGAAAGTACTGCGTCAAGTGAACTCATCATGTTTTTTGTTTAATTAGATTGTTTGTTTATAAATTATAGTTGTTATTTTTCTGTTCGTCAAATTATTTCGCCAAATAAAAAAGGGCCACAACGTGACCCTTTCAATATAGTAAAAAGTTGTTAAAAATCAATACATTTTAAAGGATGTTCCTGTTGGTTCTGCACCATAATTATCAAATGATTTTTTAATATCTGTAGGTACAATATCTTCAACCTCATCTGAAGTTAACACATATTCATTCTTTCCCGATTTTTCCAAATCATCTTGTTTGTCATCAAAAAAATCAGAAAGTTTTTGATTGAATGGTCCACTATCAAGACTTCTCAAGTTTAATTTTTCTTGAGGTGTTTTTGGTCTGTACTGCTCAATCTTCTCTTCCATAGAGTTTAACTTATTGAAAACATCATCCATAGCATTTAACTTGGTTTGTAATCCTTCAATTTGTTTAAACATCATATCAAAATATTCTTGTTGTTTAGTTTCTACATTTTTTTGTGAATTAACTAAATCAGTAATATCTAATTCTTCAGAACCACTGTCACTTTCTTCACTCTTACCACTACCATCAATTTTTTCAACTTCAGTATCAGTTGTTGTATCAATGACTTCAGGTGCCGCTGGTGGTGCACTTAATGTTGGGTCTCCGCCAGGTGCTGCCGCAGGAGCCGCTGCAGGGTCTACAGGAGCCGCAGGGTCTTCAGGTGGTGGGGGTAAATCACCCAAGGCATCTTGTTCTACAATATACTTATTAATAGAATTGTGTCTTTTAATCTCTTCAATAATTTTTTTATCAATTGCCATTTTTTTAACCATTTAATAATTGTTTAACACCTTGTGGTGTTTCAACTTGGACTCTTTTATTTGTTCTCATTGTGTTATCAACTCTTTCAATAAGACCGTCTCTGTCTCTAACTGTATAGCAATTACCAGTATCTAAATCACATACTTCGGTAAATCCATTTCCGGCATTTTTTTCTGTATATCTTGCGTTTTTACCAAGATAATTGTCTAAATGTTGTTTAATATTCATAACTATAGTTTCTTAATAAATATCATTTAAAGTTAACAAGTTTATATTTAGATAATAATTCAACTACATTTTCAGCCGATGTTCTAAAAGTATCCGCCATGTTTTTATTTGACTTAAGCCACTGAGTGTATTGGTCATCTGTTTGGAATCTTTTTTGTGGCCAATATTTAATCCACACTGTATACATATTTTCAACATAACTTTCTTTAGTATCCCAAACTAATGAACCGGTATTTCCAGTTGTAAATAATGGTGCAAATAATAAACTTTTAGATAAAACTTGTTCATTAAGATAATAGTCATTAATAAATTTAACTGAATTTGTAAATGATTCACCGGATGTACCCGTTGTAAATACCGCGCTTGGTTGGGCGTATCCATTTTGGTTAGTTTTACAACCAAATTGTTTTTGAAAATATTTTTCTCTTCCTCCATAACTAATTTGTTGTGGAAAACTACCACCACCTAATATTGTATTACCTAAATCATGATTGTATGTGTAGACAGAGTTGTCATCATGACCATTTACATATGCAGTATATAAAATCATCGCTCTTGCCGGACCTAAAGTAACATTATCTCTAATTATTTTTGCCAAATCAGCAAATGATATTGATTGTTGTGTATTTTCAATTCCAAGAAATTTTTGATATTTAGGATTTGTTGATAACATATCTGCTTGACATTGTGATGGAAATCCTGATGAATATACAACATTAGTCTGAACACCATTACCAATAGTAATAACATTTATTGTTGGTTGTGTTGATGCAACTTCAGTTTCTTTTTGTCTTTTTAATATTTGAACTAATTGTCCCAATAAATTAGCATTAATTGAAACCAATTGTTTTGTTATTAATGGTAATGAATAAATTGGCATCCTAACACCACTAAAAAATGTTTTAAAGTCACCAGCACTAATCGTATGTTCAACAGATTGAATCATATACGGTCCTCTAAACATTGGTACATTCCTTAAGTTAAAATACATTGTAGGTTGAATCATCATATTTCCCATTGATTCTACCCTACACTCATAACTTCTATTTTTATATAAATTATATAAACTAACATTTTGTGTACTTGTTCTTCTACCACCAGCTGAGTTACTCATATCACTAATAACTCTGTTAGCTTCTGTTGTTGCAGCGGCATTATTTTGGTCAAGTTGAATACTATAAAAAACACTTTGGTTTCTAATTCCAAAATCCACATTAAATCCAACAACTTTATTTGATTGTGCCCAATCTGTTTTTGTGTTTTTTACTTCTGAAAGTAATGGCATGTCAGATGACCTTGATAAATCAAACGCATCTGTTCTCCATCTGTAATCAGCGTTTTCTCTCATATCTAAATGCTCGCTTGGTTTTCCGGCATAATAACATACAAATTTTGGTTGTGACTCTCGGTAATCAACATCTAAAAAAGTACCAAATAACGAGTTTGCCAAGTCATTAGCTTTTTCTTCTCTAGGTTTAACACCTTGAGTAACTTCTCCCGCCCCCCAAAAATTCATATAGGCCGGTAATGGCATCATTTGAAATTGATTATCCGCAATAATCCTACTTACAAAATCAATAATCCTTGCATCAAGTGATGTTGTTCCCGAAAAGAAATCTTTTAATTTAAAAACATCAACTAATACTTTATCACCAATATCCCTATTTGCCCTATCTAAGAACATAACATCTTGATATAATGTTCTATCTTTAAATTCACTTCCAGCAATCCACTTATCGTTAAATGATTTAAATGCTTCATAAAGTTCTACTTTAGGTTGCATACCGTCAATTGCAGATAATATTGGTTTTTCAGTTGTTTCTACATAATCAGGTAATTCTTTTCTCAATACAAACATTAACTCACCCAAAACATAATTTAGATACTCATCATTATTTGTGTAAAAATCATTTATTGCTGTTATAAAATCTGTCTTTGTATATACACCATTATTCAATGATTTTTGAGTACCAAAAATTTTGATAAGTGGGGCAAAGTTTTTAACATTTCCTTCAGTAAACTCAACATTTAATGTTGGGAAAAAGTCAGTGTAATAACTTCCTGAATTTGAATACGTTAATCCTGTTGTTGTTGCAAATCCAACATATGTTTCCATGGCAATCCAAGCGTTTGGATATGCGGCTTTTGACTGTGGTAAAGTTATTTGTGTTACAGCCCCGTTTGTAACAGGAACACTATTTTGAACATATGCGTTATATGGATAAGGGTCAACAACTTTATTAAAGTTTGTAGTATTCAAAGTTGTAAATGTACCAAACACACGTCTATTAAAATTACTTGGGTTTCCATATTTAAAAACAATATCATAATTTACAAAAGATTGTATTACCGTATTGGCTTGTGTTAATTGAGCATTTCCACAATCAACAACATAATTGTCCAAGGTGCTTGTTAATGTAATTGTTGGAACTAACAACATTTGTGACATCAACTCTTGAAAGTTTCTATTGGCGTAACTTGAGTTTGATAAATCTTCAGATGTTAAATCCGTAAATGATTTACAAAAATTTAAAAATTCAATTTCAAACGAATCTAAAATTTCTGTTTTAAACGTTCCAAAAACATCATCAATTTTAGAATAAGTCTGACCAAATTTAACCACATCCTGTATTTCTAAATTTGGATAAACTTCTTTCATGTATTCATTTGGACTTGGTTTTGTAATACTTGATAATTCAAAGTATCCGAAATTTGGTGCCGCCCAAAATGGTCTTACAGAACCATTAAATACCGCTTTATTATTTTGAACTTCTTGTGTTTGTGTTAATCCTGTTATTGTTTCCGTAAAACATTCACCAACAACTTGGTTATATATGGTACCAAAACTTGGCATCAACAAAGTTTTATATTGTTGGTTTGATTTGAATTTTGGTGAATTTTGTGTTTCAAATGTAGTAAAAAAATTGTTAAATTTTAACACTTGATTTGGTGTTGCATTATATCCAACTTGTGTTGATATTTGAGCGTTTGGTATTGCACCCACAACCAATCCTTGACTAATTGCTGTTTGTATGTCAGTATTTGTATATCCCGTAAATAATTCTTGGCCAGTAACCAAAAAGTATGTGTCATTAATAATCTTTGGATAAAATCCAAGATTCATTTGTACTTGTGTTAAAGTTAATGGTGGTTGTGCTATTGTATCTTGAGCAACAATATTATAATTTTCATTGGTTGATGTAAATGTATATTGTTTCTGTAATGATGAACCATCGGGGTCATAAAGATTTTCAACATCCACATTTTTCCAAACAGAATCTAAAATATCTACATTTGTTTCAACATATGTTTTGTAACGGTGCCAAATAGAACCATATTTTATAATCCAAGCATATGGTAATTTATGTACACCACCAAATTTTGTTAGAGTGGTAAAAATATAATCTAAATCAGTAGAATCTT